CCCTAAGGAATAATAATGGCATATGATTATTTAGGTTTAGTCAACGATGTTAACAGGAGACTAAACGAAGTAGAACTTACATCTAGTAATTTTGCCTCTGCCATTGGTGAGTATGCCATGGTAAAGGATGCTGTAAATGCATCTATTAGATATATTAATCAACATGAATATGGTTTTCCATTTAATCATGATACAGAAACAAAAACACTGACTCCTGGTGTAGTAAGATACTCTATACCAACAGATGCAAAGTCTGTAGATTATAGTACAGCTAG